AGCGACTTGCAGAACTCACGGGGTTTCATCGCTTTTACCCGTGAGCGTCACGTAAGGTCCTCTCTTCAGGGGGCCGAGGCCAGCGTAATGGTCTTAGCTTCTACCCGCGTAGTCTCTGCGCAGTACCATCGGTGAAATTCCGTTTGGGCAAGAGACGTGGGTGGAGGGCTAGGCACGGCGAGCTGCCCACTCCAATGGAGCATCTCAACCCAGAGCGAAAAGCTATTAACGCTCTGGTGTCGGCATAGTATTACCACTGTCTAACCCCGGCCCTATTTTCCACTCCTTTGGGCTGGGAGTACAAGACTGTGTGTGTACCTGTGAACTACCGACGATTGGGGCCTCGAAACCCCGTGTGGCCACCATACCACAGGACTGGAAACCGTGGACACCTAATCCAGAACCGCGGTTAACAATGGATTCCCAACAACAACAAGCAAAAGCGTCGTGGCGCTACAAGACCACGAAAGAAGAGGAAGCAGAAGCAACCCCAGCGGAATGGGGGGAAGCGCCGTCGTAATGCAATGCGTGGTCAACCCACGTTTGCAGCAATGATAGCGGATCCATGCTCTGCAACCTTGGTGCCTGGTCTCCATGGCACCAGTGAGGGCTTTCTGGCCCGAACGAAAAGCACAATCAACACTGGGTCGGCAACCGGCAGTGCTGGATATGTTCTCTGGGTACCAGCGTACCACTCACAGGGAGCAGTCCAAGCAGTACCTACCGACTCAACGACATTGCAGAACCTATGGGGCTACAGCACTGACGACTCCGACCTCCCACCGACCAACGGGCCTGGTGGGCTGGCATTCGGCTCGGCTGTTAGCTTCAACAACGCTCAACAACTCTCGACGTCGGCGTCCTTCCCGGACCCGTCTTCAGGCTTCACCCACTTCAACGTGGCATCTGACGCCCGGCTACTGTCTGCCTGCATGAGGCTGACATACACCGGACGTATGGCTGACACCTCAGGTGAGCTCGCCTTTATCGAGAATCTGCCTCTAGACGTCTTTCTAGGCGACGACAAGGCAAGTTGGGACGTCGCTAATCCCGCCTCCGTCGACGATCTTTTCAAGCTCGCGACGGCAGTGCAGAGGATGGGCGTGGACACTGCAGAAATTGTGCATCGGCCAGACGACGCCGGCGGAAGTGTCTTTCGGGACGCTCGAGACGGTGCCCTCGTGTTGGAGAGGAAGAACAATAGCTACCTACCCACTGAAATCGAGACGAACGCCCGCGTGCTCCAACCGCACGTATTCGGCTTCGCCTGGCGATCAGTTGGCGACGGTGGCGCCCGTGTCGGGCTGACATTCGATTTCATCAAGAATCTTGAGTGGCGACCCCGACCGATTATTGGTTTCACCTCAGCAGTCCCCCGCGCTATCGGACCAGCCGATGGCGTAAGCGTGCACAGAGTCCTCCAGGCTCTCGATGCGCGCAGCCCTGCCTGGACCAGACGCATCCTTGACTCCGCCGGCTCGCTTGCTGGCGAGGTTGTCAGGATGGCTGCTACGGGTATCGGGAAGGCGGCGTTGTCCTACGGCAAGAATGCCGGACGGGCGGCGATCGCCGGTCTGCTCCTCTGATGAGGGGCGGACCAAGTCTGCCTAATGGGTGGACCAAGTCCCACTTTGTGGGCCGTGATTGGAGTCACGTAAAGCAAATGCCGTGAAATACGGGTAGAAGCATGTCGAGTACCTCCACATTGCCCGTACCAGCCGCCCCCCAGCAATGGGTACAGGCGGCTGTAATTTAATCCTCCTCTGGGCCGCCAGTCCAGATTTTCATGCCATCCACCACAAAGAGTTCCTGTTTAAAGAAGAAGTGCGCTGCGGCGTACTCTCCAGGGTTTTCAGGAAACTCGATCGCTCTCCGGGATTCGTCTCGGTCTCTCGCGTGCTTGCGAGGAAGTAACCATGTTCGGGTGAACGTGTCGTCAGCTACCTCGTAAATACTTACACACCTTCGGGTGTTCATGTCATCTTAGGCGATAATGCACATTCTGCTAGCCTAACATGCGAGAAACACAAACCTGCGCAGAATATGCTACCCTCAGCATATGTCTGTGCACCCTGCCGCCCAGTGGGTAACCAAGCTTAGTAAGATTAGAGTATCAGACGCGCGTCGCATCTCTACTAAAACGCCGGCATTCCAAACACAAAATCGCAGCGATCAATCAACACAACCGCGACCGAGGAGACTCCCTCAACAAAAGAGTCAGGCCGCCCCGTAGGCGGCAAAACCCTAAGGGACTGGAACTCAAGGTGGCCCACGATGGCAGTCACCCTTGCGTGGAGAACCAGCAACCCAAAGGAGAAGGAGATGTACCCGACCGTCCCGACGACGTGTCGAGGGAACTCCCTGCCGGAGAAATCTGGCCGACTGCAACCAAGTGCAAGATTTGGTACCGCGAAGAGCCGAAGGAGGATTGGCACAAGCGGAACAAGCAGAAACAAAAGCTCAAGCAGAAGATCCCACACCCTAAGAAGTGGAGGGAGCGGAAGAGCAATGTCTTCGACTCAACAAAGGGGTACCCTGGGGAGGGGCCCGCGGAGGAAAAGTTGGAGGCAGGCCGGGAGGAGAAGCATCGAGAGTCTGATGATGGAGGTGAGGCACCACCAAATCGCATCAGAGACCCGATTGCGGATTCCCCCAGGCCCGCACCTCGCATGAAGGGAGCGAGGAGAGGACAGAAGAACCGACCCCCACGGGCGCTGCGGAAACCCCTCTGGGGAAACCGCGACGCCTGCATGGTCTGCGGAAGGATTGTGAAGAGCAAGGACATGGATGGCCACCAATGCCAGCCTAACATTGCTCCCCTGCCGGGCGAAAGCGCAGCAGCAATGGCGGACAGACTGGACCCACGAATGGTTCCAGCGCTGGATGTCGCAAATCACAACAATCCTGACCAGCCCTCGGATGAGGACGGAAGCGACGATGACTCTGAGACCGACCCCGAACCCGAAGGGAGCGAGTCGGAAGAGTCAGAGTCGGACGCGGAATCTGAACTCGACGAAGAGCAAGAAGAACGGAAATTTCGGGATGAGATGGTGAGTAGGATGTACGAGTTGGCCACAGCGAGACTGGCCAGGCCCGGACCCATCACCACCGCTGACGAGAAAGTGATCAAAGGGGCTATGGCCAACATACCACGCTTTCGACAGAGCTATGAGCACGCACCAATGCTCAATGTTTCGTCGATGGTGTGTGACGTGTACCGCCGAGCCTACGTTGACAGCGGGAGGGGGAAGACCAGCAACGCACTGGCCAACCTCCAACTGGAGTACTATCGAGTCGCATACCGACAGATCCTGGGCATGGACATCCAATGGGGAGGACAGCTGCTAAGCGAGACGCCCGTCGACCACAGACGGAGAATCGAAGCACTGGAGCCCTACGCGAGCACAAATGACGTGAAGCTATACTACTGGGCCAAGTCCCTGTGGGTGTGGCGAACTGGCGCATTGGCAGTGGTGGAGGAACTGGGAAAGCGAATGCTGGGCGGCTACTTTGGAAGGCTGCTCGACGACAAATTCGGATCCCACAACCTCCCCACCCAACCTGCGCCAGCCGAGGAAGAGCCGGAGCCCGACAGCACCGGACTAGTTGACGAGGCCCTCTCTGGGTTCTCTAAGGCTATCACCTTCCTCACGCGCAACGCTAGCAAAAGGGCCTGTCTCACCCGCAAGGGGACAGCCCACTGGATAACCCCGCCGATCGAGCTCCGGCCAGAAGACCGAAAACTCAAACATTCTCGTCACATTGGATTGGTGATGGCCTCCGCTTGTCTCAGCGGGGTCGAGACCCTCTTCTCTGGAAGGCCAAGTGTTAGCCAGTTCCTCGTGCGTTTCGCAGCACACACGGGAATGGCAGTCACCACCCCCAAACGGGCGGTGGCAACGCACTTCGCCTGGAACATCGCAGTGCCACGCCCTCTGAGACTCAATCTGGCTGACGTGCTTTCTGATTTCAGAATCCATCGTCAGTCCAGTGAGAGGACCCAGTCGTTGTGCACACTCGACTACCCGACGAAAATGCCTCCCCAACAGGACGGTTTCAAAATTATGCACGGCCCCCAGAGCTGCGTTCCATCATTCGGGACGCACTCACGGCTGGGCGTAATTGGCTACCCTGTGCGCGTGTTCCGAAACTGCACGTGCAACGAGCGCGTCTCGCTGGCCGGGAGAGTTGGAAAGAAACTCCCCCAACACTCGGACAAGGCCGAAGAACTGAGGATACTGAACAACTGGCGCTCAGACGCCATGAAGACAGCATCCGACAGTGTGATCGGCATGGTCCTCGAGCACGCAGGGAAAGTCCGGCGCCCATACCCATTCTGGGACTGGGTGGAGGACTACCCTGCCGCCAAGCGGGACATCTTCAAGCGCATCAAGCTTGAGGGTAGCCACACGAACTATGACCTACGGGCCAAATCCTTCATCAAGGTTGAGAACAAAGCCTATCCTGACGAGGTCATCAAAGACCCTCGCATGATTCAGGGCTGTCCTCCCGAGCTGACAGTGATCGTTGGACCGTATGTCAAGAAAGCCGCAAAGAGACTGCGTGATGGCCTGAGGCCACAACCAGTCGAGCAACCATGCCGAACTCCTACCAAGTACGAGGACCTGCGAGGGAAGATTGTCTACACCTGTGGACTTTCGAACGAGCAGATCGGACACGAGTTTGCACGCTCCATCGCCACAGTCACATCACGACTGGAAAAAGGCGACAGAGTCGTCATCCTCGAGGACGACCAATCCCGCTACGACTTGCATCTAACCCGTGGGGCCTTCGAAAGGCTCGACTACTGCTACAGCAGGCTGATGGCCCGAAAGGCCGCCAGCCTGCTAAAACGCAGGGGCAAGTCAAGAGGAGTCACACGACACAAGACGAAGTACGAAATCCCCTACACGATGCAATCCGGGTGGCCGGACACAGCATACGGGGACACACTGGGCAATGCAATCCTGAAGACCGGATTGTATGAACCCCACGGAAGCAACTGGATCGCCATCATCTGTGGTGACGACTCTGTGACAATCACTACACAGTACCAAATCGATCGTATGGGCGGCGGAGACAAAATCGTCGCCTATTACGCAGATTATGGACTTGAAGTGACATGCGCCATTCGCACAGACCCGCTCGACGCGGAATTCTGTTCCGGACGCTTCCATCCGTGTGGAGACTCCTACGTCTTGATGCCCAAAATCGGCAAGCTGCTCGCCCGCCTTGGAACTGACCGAACAAACAGAACCAAGGCAAACTCGGACGCCTGGCTCCGAGGAATCGCCCAAACCTTCAAGACCTTCGGACAGGTCGATCCGCTCTGCATGACTTCGTATGCAAAGCTGGACAAACACTTGAAGGGCGGAAAAATCATCGTGGAAAGGAAGAAGGAGTTCGGCCACAAGCTGGACGGAAGCCAGTATGTCGACGAACACGACGTGCTGAGCTACTACTCCCACCATTATGGATTCCGCAAGGCCGACCTCGACGAGTGCCGGGCGCACATCATGCAAACACCACCAGACACATTCTACACCCACCCATTTATCACTTATCTTGCGGAGGTTGACTGTTAAGTCACCCTCCTTTGTCCATCCATGATGACACACACCTGCTCGAATTCATACCCGGGCATATCGTGAGGCCGGCTGGACCGTTACATTAGTTTATTTGTTCCCCCGTGGAATATCTCTCTCTCCCCCTCTCTCTTTTTCCGTCTTGATATTTTATGATCTTCCTCATTTTCTTATTGACACGGCGCGGTTCAACCGACCCTCGGAGTT